AAGCCTTACCTTGTAAATCACTCTAACATGTGTCAGGGTATACCGCACTACAACTCCAGCGTCCTTGGATTGTCATGTATAAGCCTCCGAGATGCACTGTTCAAAGAATGTCTGCAGCAACTCGGAGTTGAATGTGCTATAAAGTGGAAAACTCGACTTGGTTCAGATGACAAGGGCACAATAATCGGGGTTGATCTCTCAAAGCCCAGCTCAAAATTCCAGCTGATGATCTTCGGACAGTGCGAGCGGGTTTCTGAAAGGCTTCATTGCATGGAGCTGTCGATAAAGTCTGCATCAGGCCATGTGATGTATGAGCTAAATTCTGCCTACATGGCGAACTTGGAAACGATGTCGCCAACAATCAAATTTAGTCTTGCATCAACTGACACCATTGAGACTACATCATGCACAACTTTCGTCAACGAATCGTACTCCAGAATTCGCCAAATGCGAGAGAATGGTTGCAGCTCACTGATCTGTCTGTTCGCTCATTTGCAAAATGCAACTCACTTTGACAAGATATTCGGCACAGGAATAGGAGATGTCAATGATGTTGGGGCAATCTTTGGCCAGAAAAGGTCCGAAATCCCGTATGACTTTGGCATATACCCAATTTACGATGCCGATTTGCAGGATGTTATAGGCCCTGAATTCTACAATTACAGGATCTTAAGGCAACATGGGACTGACAACCCTGCACTGAAGATGCTCTACACCTCACTGTCTGTCCGGGACCAGGAAGAGATGTTCCAGAGGGAGGAAGACGAACTGCTGAAGAAAGATCATTTTGGTATACAGCAAGGAATTGTCAAGCAGCTTTCCGGAATGAGAGAACGAACAAATTCAAAGGCAGAAGAAGTCGAAGAATACTTCACAAGGAATCCCTTCCTCATTGTCAGGGGCCCTCAGACACCCCTAGAAACCCTAATGATGGTGAGGTCAAAGCTCTTCACAAAGGGTGCCGCCCAGTCACTCAGAAGAACATCACCGGCAATATACATAGGCAGACTTGCTGCTTACAGATCAGCAAAGGCCTGGTCAGTCACTAGAGCATACAAGGCTGGGTTTGACATCGAGAAAGAAGAAGACGTGATGTCTGTTGAGGTTACCAAGGTTACCTACTCAGATTACTTGAGGATGGGTCTGGAGAAGATCAGAGACAAGGACCCAATAGATGTGAAGTCCTTGGTGCAGGTTTTGTATCCCAATTACAGGTCTCTGGACATTGTGCAGCAGCTAGTTGGCAAGTTTGGGGCCCTCAAGAGTACCGACAAAAAATTCTCACAGGCTGTGAGAACTTGGACTGTCAACAACTTCAACTACGAGTTCACAAGTGGGCTTCGAGCAATACTCCAGACTTCGTTCTCCATTACCCAGGAGTCATCAAAGGAGGATGTAGAGGAGTTCAAAAAGCTAATCGGGATGAAACTCGAGAGCCTTGAAGGATTCGTAGAAGAGTGCAAGTCACGCGGCATTAGACCCCTTGACATGTTTTTCTACCTAACCAAGCTGCACAAAGCCTCCAAAAGCACCAGGGTCCAATCCTTTGCTTATGGGCCAACAACGCAAAGCCTCCACATGACTGCCATGAGTTTAAAGAAGTACAACCACATGCCCGGAATGGTTGCAATTCTTGATGATGGTTACACAAATGACCTGCTGACCTGGTCTAACACCATGGCCAGTAAAATTGACAGGGTTAAGCTCATGCACAACCTTATCCTCATGCGCGAAACAGGGAGGTTCACTTCAATGGACCAAGAGGACATAGAGTGTCACCACTCAGGCCTGGTTCTGTCTGACGAGGTAAGAACAATCATTCGTGGGATCAAATCAATTGCAGGGTTTGATTTCACAACACAAAAAGCAGTCAAGCTTGTCGCTGCTTACCTCCTCGATGAGTCTGAATTCCGGGACAAACTAATCGACTGGAAGGACCTCAACTTTACATACTTGAAGAGGCAGAAGAAAACTGTGTCAAAGTCTGGCAAGATCTCGTGGTCTGGTGATCTGGAAGTTCTTGTTAGTTCAGGGAATGAATGTTTCGTCATCTCAGAGCAGTATGGCAGGCGCAAGATTGTGGCAAAAAACATTATTGACCTTCACCAGTTCTACAGAAGTCTACAGTCAATGTGTAAGACACTTGGAATGGAGATGCAGTCCTTCTTCAAAAGGAGGCCCATGAACCTGGGAGATGTCTATCTCTCTGATAGTAGCAAAAGTCTCCACGTCTCTGAAACAATTGCAGCAAGTGCGAATGTCCTAAACCTCCAGACAAACAAGTCATTTCGATACAAAAGAATAGTAGACCTCGTCGACTTCAGAATTGTCAAGAATTTTGACTCAAAGTTCCAAGTTTTGACGGTCCATCTTGAGGGTATGAACGGTAAGACAGCAACTGTGTGTCACAGCAGAGGGGTTTACTATCCTGTTGAAATACCTTCTGGGCTCACTTTCAGCCGCGGTCTCTTCTACCAAGGTGTTCGGATGAATGACATAGTCAAAAACCCAGACTGGTTCTTCAACAGAAGACTGCCAGCAATGTCAGAGAGCGAGACAGTGGCATTTCTGCGTAATGATGTAGACTTCGAGGCTGTTTTGGGACTGGAAGCGTCAGACATAACAAGAATCACAGACTACATGGAAGTGAGAGACGAAGTGAACGAGGAATCCTTCCCAGTCATGCATCAGATTGCATCTGAAAAAATGCAGGAAGATGAGGGGTTCACATTTGACGAGGCCACAATGTTCGAGACATTCGAGAGGGCCATGACAACAGAAGTCGAGAAGAGGTCCATGGATGTCTTTGATGTAGGTGTTGAAAGCTGGGCTGACATGGTTGAGAGTGAAATGGAAGGAACATTAGGTCTTGGTCTCGAGGACGATGAAGAAAATGTTGTTGTCACAAAGGCATTTGGGTACAAGAAGCCAAAACAGCAGAAAGCAGCATATGCGATATCAAACCTTATGCAAGGTTCTGAAATGCGAACTCGGGTGCTTGACAGCTTCTTTAGACTCTCTTCTGTCAAAGCAGAATCTGTCAGAACTCTGCCAGGATACATCACATGGTGCACGAGAATGGTGAGAGAGGGCCTACTGAACCAAGGGTTGTCTGATGCACTGGTTAATCACATGTTGACAGCAATCTCTGAGAGGACCGGTGTGAAGAAGTCTGTGCTGAAGTCAACAATCACACAACAACCCCATCGTGTGATTGAAACGCCATTGAGGCCCTTATATCTTCTGATACATTCAGAACAAGATGCAGTCACGCAAGAGGAGTTTTTGGATGACTTATACAAACTCTCAGAGGATTACCAGGAAGAAATCAGCGACACTGACAGCCTGTACTAGTATCTATGTATGATTATGATTCA